GTTGTCCTGTTGCTGGATCTGTTACAGTAGTTCCTACTACGGCTTGCTCGCCTATTCTCTGTAGTCTATCGTAAGCAGACTTAGTTAGCGCACCGCCTGCTCCAGTTGCGGCTCCTATTCCTAGAAGGCCTAGTATATTGGTTAACAGGTCACCACCAGTAGAAGTGCCTGTAGTATCTGTAGTACCTGCTGGTCCCGGTCCCATCAGTAAGTCCCTCCGTCAATCGTGCCTGTAGACAGAGTACCCGTAAACGTCAACGCGGGTATTGTTACAGTGCCTGTGAATGTAGGAGAAGCTAAGTTAGCCTTAGTTGCAATCGCCGTTGATATAGCGGTGAACTCAGTGTCAAACTCACTACCACGAATAACTTTACCACTATCCCCAGAAGGTAAACTGTCCTTAGCAGTAAAGTTTGTTGTCTTTGTATAGTCGCTCATACTGTTTTACCCATTAGTGCTAATACGTTAATTTCTTGGAGGGATAAAGCAGACCCGTTAATGTCAGCTTCTAGTCCTATTGTAATAATACTTCCGTTACCTGTTGCTTGAACAGAGTTTCTAGTTGTAAGCTCACCACCAGTAAACTCACCGATAGCAAACTCATCAACACCAAAGTACGCAGGTACTTGGTTTCCTACAGTAAACTCGTAAGTTTTAAAGTCCGTAGCTAGATCGTAAGCCCACTTCATAAACACTGTTGCACCAGCAGCACCAACCAAAGTAGGTCTTAGCTTCTTTAGTAACTTTGTTTTAGCAGGATCACCAAACGTCAAACCCGGACTGTAGTACCTAAAGCGGTACGCTGTTGTGTTGTCAGAGTAACTTGAGTACGTTCCTAGTCCATCAGACGTTCCTATGTACAACGTACCATCAGTCGTAACTTCAAATGACTTATGTGGAATAGAAGTCCACCGTGTAACCCTATACGCTCCGTTCTCAAGTCTACCTTTTAAATCAAAGCAGTACGCTGTGAGTTGATCTGGAAACGTAATAATGTAAAAAGAGTTCTCAGGGCTGTACACAGACGCTGTAGGTAACGTCCTGTTGTTAATCAAACTAATAATCTCAGTCTTTACATTCAGGCTCAGATCAGATATAGGCAGTGACTTTTCTTGAATAGTACGTCCTAAACTCCTGAGTCCTGTGTTAGACATAAACAAAACATCTGTGCCGATGTGCTGAACAGAGTTTCTACAGATGCACCCAACACCCGCTACTGTGTCTACAAGAGCCATACTAGCTGGACTAGAGGCACCTCCGTACACGAGTATGCTGTGCTTGCCAAATATAATTAGAGTGTTATTGTGTGCAGCTAACGCCCTAACTTCATCGTACCCATCAGGCCAAGCCTTAGATACATCTATAGAACCACTGGAACCACCAGTAAAGTCTGCGCCAATTAAGAGATCAGACCAGTAAATTGTCTGTGTGTCTGTTGCGTTATCCACAACCCACAGGCGTCCGTAAGCTGCTAGAGCCTCGTGACACTTCAGGGTTGCGGCAGTAGCACCGCCGTTAGCTACAGTAAACGTGCGTAATCCCGTAGCGTTGTCGTACACCAGAGGATCGTAGCCGCGTTGAAAGAAGTAAGCCTTGTCGTTAAAGTTTACAATCTTCCAGTTGTTAGCCGTGATAGTGTACGAACCGGGAGTTACGTCAGTTAACGTAGTTGTCCCTGTCATAATCTTATTGTTACCAGCAGTAAAGACTACCTCGTTACCCGCATCATCGTAGAAGTAATGAATCTTGTGTACGTAGTCAGTACCTAACTCAGTCTTGTTAGTAGTAACAACATCAATACCCTTACGTGCAGCAATACGTCCACGCTTGTCAATCACAGCGTTGTCAGCAACGTCAGCGTAAGAAGGATCCTGTGCAATAGGAGAGTCTTCTGTGTTGACTCCTTTAAACGCAGGAGCAACTAAGTTGATGCTTTGTAGTGGCTGTGCCATACGTCAGGCTCCTACGGAGTGTACCAGATGGTTTCTTCAGGGTGCTTCTGTGCGTCCATAGCAATCGCGTCAGACAAAAACTTATCAGCAATACCAAAGTACTCAGGTGCTGATGTACCGCCTGTCTCGCCACGCTCACGAGCTAACAGAGCTACTGCTGAGTGTATTACAGGTTGACTAGGTATAAGCAATTCATCTGTGTCAGAGCTTAACTCAGGGTTTCTGAGAGTACAGTTGAATCTTAAGCTGTACACGCCGTCAGGCTTAGGATAAATGTCTACCTGAGTATCACCACTAGCGTCTACTCCGTTGTACGTGTAGTACTCAGGTGGGCCACTAGGCGGTGATTGGTTCAAGTACTTATCGTTAAACCAGTGCTGCGTGTTGTACTGCATAAAAAGATTTGATGTATCGTTAATTACGTCTAGTACTTTAATTTTGTTTTGTGACCCAGTTAGCACGTAGTTAAAGATATCAGCAGACGTAGTTACTGTAAGGGTAGTCCTAAGTGCTGACCAATCCCAAGCATCCTCTACCATTTTTTTAGCGTCGTTTACAAAGTCACCTACCATTTTGCTGTAGGTATTATCATTAACACTAGATACCTCGTCTTCACGCAACCGGCGTAGCACGTTGTTTACTAAGTTTAAATATGTCATGCAAAGTACTCCGGTAATAAGGTTTTAACAATACTCTGCTCAACTGCTTTAGTATTGCTTCTGGGTTGAGCGCCTGTAAACATACCGGACGGCTGTTGGATTACTTCAGGCACAGGCTGTGGTGTGTAAGTAATTCCAGCAAGAAACGGACTAAAGGCTCCTCCAGCGCTTCCACCGACACTAGCACTAGCAGACTCAGGAGTTTCTGTAGTAGTAGGCGTTGTGGTTGTTACGGGTATCTCCTGTTTAACACAGTTGTCCATTTTGTCATCTAGAACGTATCCGGGCAAACATTCTCCACAAGAGCCATCTTCGCGTGTTTGCCTGTTTAAGGAGTTGCAGTTAAAACTACCACCGCCACCGCCACCACACTGTTGATCCCAAGCGCGTTGCTGGTCTATCAAGTCAAAAGTAACTGTTCCTGTGGGTCTTGGTTTATTACAGTCTGGAGCAAACCCAAGCGCTCCCGGCGGTGTCCCTGTTGTCGGCTTAGTTACACACTTATTTTCAGCGTTAAACTCTTGACCTGCAGGACACTCCTTACAATCGCTTTCAAGTGTAGCGCCGTTAGCACAACCCTGTTGTGTTAGAGGTTTACTACAGTCTCCACCTTCGTGCATATCGGGAGTACTGTTGTCTCCACAGTCGTTACAATCAGGAGCGTTTACAGCGCCATTAGAACACGTAGGTTGCTCACCACAAACACCACTTGCGGGTTTCTCAGACCCGTCAGGACAGTGTGTAGCACCACAGGCCTCTTGCCACTCAAAGTGCGCCGCGTTATCCGCAGGATTAAAACTAGGGGTGTATCCGGGCTGTGGTTGAGTACAGTCTATAGGAGTCGGTGGGTCAACAGTAACAACACAGTTGCCGTCTGCGTCATACGTACCGCTGTCCCCAGATTCTGTTTTACACGGATCACTTTTAACAAAACCCGGATCAGGGTCTTCACACTCGCCGCTCACTTCGTTTCTGATTTGCTGTCCGGGACAAGGGTCTAATTCTTCGACACATTGTCCGTTTTTTGGCTCGTAACCTTCATCACACCCGCCACACTCTGCTTCTGTTTTTGCTCCCGGTTGTTGTATTCTACCAACAGAAGAACAATCAAAGTCGTCTCCAGTAACAGGAGGAACACCAATAGTACCGTCATCGTCTACATCTGTGCCATAGATGTCTTCCAGACCGCCCAAGATTTCTTTACCAAGAATACCGGCTCCAATAACACCCCAAATCCAAGGAGGCATACTGAGAGGGTCTTCTCCAAAAATACCTTTTAACCACTCGTAAACTTCTTTTACTGCATCTTCAGGGTTTGAAACAGCGCCTACAACACCTTCATAAACTTCTGTTACTTTTTCTTCTATTGTATTTCCTAGATCACCAGCAGCATCGCCTATTCCACTTAAAATTTGTCCTGTACACTCAGAAACTGATGCTTCTCCTTCAAAGCAACCTTCGTCAACACCTTCAAAAACTTTTCCAAAAGTATTATCCCAAACATCTGCTATTGACGGTAGTTTAAAAATAGCAGGAATAGGAAGCCAATCAGGTATTGGTAAATTAAAAACACCTTTGATTAAAACATCAATATTTTCAAGAATACCTCTAAAAGTCCCATCACTTTCTAACACACCGTAAACATCTAATATAGCAGTGGCGTCTGCTCCTGATTTTTCCATCATGTCTTTGAAAACATCTTCTGGTGTTGTCATAACTCCGCTGGGACCGGTCATGGACATCACAACAGAATTATTCTGTATTCCTGCGCTTTCGTACCTGTTGACAACATCTAAGAAGTCTTCGTCTGTTTCTACGTTTTCTATGTCATTCAAAAAACTATCGTATTGCCACTGATTAAACTCTGAAGACTCTGTGTTACCGTCGCTGTCATAGCCGTAAACAGTATGTGCATTACCGTCAGCATCAACAGCGTAAAGCTCGTTTACTCCGTCACCGTTTAAATCATTAGCAGCCCAATCAACAGCGCCTTCTGGAAGATCACCATAGACCTGTCTAAGATATGCCTGTAGTGTTTTGTATTCTGGATTAGACGTTCCTTGAGGACCAGTAGTGTTAAAACCAGCGTTGATGTATTGGTTAAGTAGGTCAATAACATTAAAGTCGTCAGTGTCTTCTCCGTCAAAACCGGGACCAAAAGTTGTTGTTTTAAAGGCATTATCACCTTGAAGATTTATAAAGGGGTCAGGAATAACAATAGTGTTACCGTACTCGTCTGTTATTTCTCTAGCCATCAGTCTTTCTTCCCTTTCAACG